TCTTCAGTAACTTGGGCCACTTCTTCTGTTTCGTTTGTCTCTACTACTATTGTCATATTGGTCGTCTCCGCCCCTATGGGGTTATGAAGTTATTAAGGTAGCGTCCTTTGACTTAGGGTTGTTCTACCGCTAGGTGTGTTACGTTTTCCAAACTTAGTAAAAAGTTCAGAATTCGCAACTGACCCTTGGCTTCCCAAAGGTCTTTCTCACTGTTCATCGTGTCAATATCTTTAACACCATGTTCAATATTCTTTAAATCTTCGATTAGATCCAACCAGCCTTCCGACTGCATCATCGTCAACCTATCCTCTAAAAACTGTTCGTCCGTTTTCATTGAATGGTTGTAGGTATGGTTACCTTGGAACCCTCAGCTCTAGCCTTTGCTAAGTTGAGGATAGTCTCAGACTTGAGGTGTTCTACCTCTGGCACGTTTCTTGCCGTTTCTGAGTGGGTATTCATAATGTCAGCCTTGGTTTTCTCTAGGCCAATAGCATCTTTCTGAAGTTTGAGTACCTTCGCCTGAATATCAATCTCGTTAGGGAGGTTGGTAGCTGCTTCAGCTTGCCACTTGATTGCTTTAGCTTTCTCTTCTTCAGCTTCAGCTAGGGTCTTTTGAACGTCTGCTTGTTTCTGTTGAATCTCAAGTTCCATAGCCATTTGTTGCATCTGTTGTTGCTGTGGATTAGGCTCATTACCCTGTATAAGTGCGTGGACAATTTGATCTCGGTTGTGGATAGAGGAGTTCTGGAAGAGGGCAAGGAGAATGACGTTAAACGCTGGCGAATCTTTGGGTACCGCCTGAATCATTTGCGTCATCTGCATCATTTCCAATTCTTTCGCCATAATGCCCATCGTTGAGTACGGGATAAACTTGTAATCAGAGACAGGATAGCGGTCTACATCGAATTGAATCTTGCGCCACATCGACTTGTTAATCATCGGGATGAGGAAGGTGTTCTGGAAGTTCATTAAGGTGCGTTTCTGTCGCTTAATAGCAGCAGACTGCATCATTGACATGCCAGAGGCGGTACCATTAGGGCCAGCACCAGCACCAGTATCAGTTGAGCCTGTACCCATCTGTACCATGTTCTGTAAGGCAGCTACTTGGTTAAAGGTAGTTGGGTCTGTACGTCCCATATCCAGAGGCATGATGGCCTCGCGTGGCGAACCATTGGTCAGTACAGTTTTGCCAGGTCGTACCTCAAACTTGATGCCTATTGGCAGTCTGGTTGCATCGGCAGCCATCATTGGGGTGGTGGTCAAAGCCAGAGAGTCAATTCTTGCTCGCATCTCGGCATCGAGTGCCTTTTGCGGGTTGTAGCCTTTCTCACAAACACCTCTGCCCCAGAACTTGTTTGGGACAATATCGTGTTGGTAGTAGATGAAAGGTCTATCTTCCATCATAAAGGCGTTCTCTTCTACTCTAAGGATGTGTTCATCGTTACAGATGGTGACAACAGCCTCTACTAGAGTGTCTGACTTGGTGTATTCAAAGTCATCCTTATCTACATTAGCTTTAAGGAAGCGTTTAGGGACTTTGCCCCAGTATTCGGTTATCTTTACTGAGTCGGATTCATCAGCAAGACGAGTTTCAGGGTCAAATCCCATTCTCACCACGTCATAGTCACCGTCAAGAGGAACATCACGGTAGATACCTGACTGAATTCCTTCAACAACGTGGTATCGAGGCTTAATAACCTCGTGAGCGACACCTAGTGCTTCATCGATTGAGTTAGCGGATGGATCAATAAGGAATTCTTTTGGTGAGATGGGTTCAACACGAACATCTATGGACGGGTACTCTACAATTTGACGTGTAGAGGTAAGAGTCCCTTCAACAGGGACTTGTGCAGGAGAGCGAGTTATTGTCTGATCGACAACGATCTTACCAATACCTGTGCCATAGACTGCACCGTTCAAAAAAACTTCACAAACAGCATCTTTTACGCCAGTACCTTCAAGGTCCTCTTGTAATAAGTTACGGATATACTCGGCTTCCGAGTTATCCTGATCGAGCATATCGTCTTTAATGTCAAACCACTTGCCACGGCCAAAGGTTGCCTCTTCTAATTCAGCAACACTTGACTCTACCGCTTGTTGTAGGGCAGGTGCAATGAGTCTTGATTTTTCTGATTGTCTGGTCTTGTCGCTTTCCAGCCAGATGCCACGCCACAGACGATAGTATTCATCCCATTTAGGGGTGTAATTAATGTCTCGGTGGGTACGCCAGCTATCGAGTCGATAATTCAGCCAGCTTGCTAGGGCTTGGTATTGATTTTCTTTATTATCCATTAAATTATTTTGTTTCCAAATAATGTTTGAGTGGAATTGCTTGTAAGCGGTTGTTATTCCTGGGGATTACCGCTGTCCAGATAGGACAGTTATGGTGGCGGGAATGTGTTTGATACATGAGTATCAATATGGCCTATTTTACCATAATACCCACATAAAATGTAGGGTTATTAGTGAATCATATCACTAATATTTTCAACTTCGATAACACCGTCCATAAGCATCTTGCAAATGGT